GCGCGTTCCCTCCAGTATTTGCCATTCTAGCCTGTCGTTGTCCTACCATACGCTACAATAGAAACTCGTGTTCACCTGCCACGTGCGGGAGTGCATGAACGGGCTGTAGCGCAGTTTGGTAGCGCGTCTGCTTTGGGAGCAGAATGTCGCAGGTTCAAATCCTGTCAGCCCGACCGGAAGCCTTGGAAATATTACGTTTCCAAGGCTTTATTTTTTCTTGGCCGTAGGCTATCGACACGATTCGACACGATGACCGCGCAACCTCCGCGTCTAGACGGTCTTCAACTGTTCAGCGCGCAGCTCGCCAATCGCGTCCGCCACATCGTCCAATCGTTCCGGCCAGAGAGCCGTGTATGTGTTCAGCGTGATGCTGGGTGAGGAGTGGCCGAGCTGCATCTGTAGGGTCTTCACATCCGCGCCTTGAGCAATCGCAAAGCTCGCATAGCTATGCCTCAAACTATGGATGGTCACGCCCTCGTCCTCCATGCCGGCCAGTCGGACGGCCTTTCGCCAGACACGCGTCCGCCACGTGTTCGTCCACAGGTTCCCGCCTCTTGCCGCGCGGAACAGCCAGTCGTCGTCGCCCATGCCCTCCATCTGCCGTTCAATGGACGGTATGAGGAATCTGGGTATGGCGATGCTGCGCGGTTTGCCGTTCTTCGGCGTGCCCAGCACAAGCCTGCCTTTGCCGTCGTCGGTCCAAGTGCGGCGGATGCGCGCCCTGCGTGATTCCACATCCACGTCGCCGCATTTGAGTGCCAGCGTCTCGCCAATGCGGGCACCGGTGTATGCCTGCCAGCGGACGATCAGCCCGTCTACCGGCCGTCCTGCCCGTTCGGCCATGCCGGCCAGCAACTCCACCTCCTCGACGGTAAGGAACACCATGTCGTCATCGGATTGCGTGATGCGCGGCACGGTGACCTTTTCAATGGGGTTCTCTCCGATCCAGCCGTGCTCCAAGGCGAATTCCATGACACCGCCCATGACGACCTTGACGATGTTGCGGATGCTGCGTGGACTCAATGGCTTCGATTCGCGATCGTCCTGCAGTTCGGCGGGATACCCGCCTTCGGTGAGCTGCGTGACCCACTGTTGCAGTTCGTCGCGTTGGATTTCCCTCAGTGTGCGATCGCCCCACTTGGGATTGATGTAAACGCGCAATTCGCGGCGGTATCTGCCCAAAGTGCCCTGTTTGATATCCATCTTGCCGTCTGTCCATTCGGAGGCAACGTCCCGGAAGATGCGTAGTTCCTGCTGCGGGTCGCGGTATTTGCCGCGTCTGATGTCGTCCTCGATGGCCGCTGCGTATTCCTCAGCGTCACGGAGCTTGGCGAAGTTCCGTGATTTCTGGACGCGTTTGCCGTCTCGAAGCGTGTACCAGCGGCATCTCCACCGTGAGCCTTGGCCGTACAGCGCGGACCGCCATTTGTCGGGCACATTGGCTTTCATCGGATCCTTCGCATTGGCCAGCGACTGTTTCGCGGCCCTGCTGGGCGGGTTGCCGTCCTCGTCGTTTTTGAGCCATCTGTCGTCTACGAACGCTCTGGCCATGGTTGTCTCTTTCCGAGGATCCGCGCTACACTGTGCGTGGAACCTCATTTTGGTGAAAACGGAAATGCTGATTGTTGGTTCCTTGGGTTCCGTCCGACTGTGTTCGGGCGGAACCCTTTTTGTTTCCCGTCGCGGTATGTGGACGCTGAGCTTTTTTTATTGCACGCACACGCCGGAATCGTACAACAGCTGCCGATAGTCCGACAGTACTTGGATGGTGACGCCCAATTCCACGGCCATCATCCACGTATTGCCTTCGTATATCTGCTCCACCATGCCATAGTCCACGGGACTGATCAACGCCAGCGCGGTCTCCCTGCGACACCGGCGCTCGCACTTCAACCCGTATTGGCTGCCACAGCCTGGATCGTGGTGTTTCGCGTGGATGAGCTCATGGCACAGCGTGCAACGGCGCTGGCGCTGGTTGAGCCAGTCGGCCAGCAGAATGAGTTTGTGTCGATCGTCGTATAGGCCGCATATGTCACGGGGAAGGTCGCGTGACATGACTGACAGACCCATGGATTCCGCGTTCCGGTGAAGCTCCGCGATGGTCTTGTTATCCACATTCCTCTCTTCCGAAAGTATTGTTTTTCGAGAAGTACTTTTTTGCTGTTTGTCAAGTTCTGCTTGACAGTTGGAGTGTCGTATGTGATGCTTGAATCAGCTCATCTACCGAGTTGTAGAAGGAGTCTCCAGGGTCGCTGCGGCGGCCCTTGCTTTTATTGAACGCAATTCCCGTTCAAACTTGACTGATCATATTCTTTCAGAAGTTTGTTGAAGCTATGATCATGGTCGACGTAGTAGGCGGTGACCAACATGCAGTAGCCTCTGTCCTTATGTGGTTCCAGCACGACTAGATACCGTTCTGATTCAATGAGGATATACAGCCTATCGCGGCCATGCTTATGCTTCCTCCAGATTAATGGCGCATCGCATGTTTCATAATGGCATTGCGGGCAATCCTTTGCGTCGTCAATCGTCTTTCGTGGAAACCTGATTCGTTCGCATCTACGCAGATCAACGTTCCTGTCACCGGTCGCGTGGTCTTCGACGCTTGTGATGTGGAAGAACCCGGCCCATTTTCCGTCGGTCTCCTCTCTCTGGCGGCGCACGGAGACCCTCAGACCGTCGAATGATGGGTGTGAATCTATGAAGTCCTGCCTGAAGATTGCGTAAATCCTATCCTCGTATACGGCGAAGTCTTCTATCGGGGATTTGGTTACGAGCTCCGGTGTCCAATGCGGTGTCATGCGTTCCGTCCTTCCCAGACGAAGATGTTGAACTTGCGCGTGCCCAAGGTCGTTGACTGGGTGAGTCGGAGCTTTGATCTCATGCGTATGTAGTCGATGATTTCAGCTTTCGCGCCTGATGGTTGGGGGATGGTCGTCCGGTTCGCCCTGCATACGGCTCCGTTGATCACGTCGGTGATTTGCATCATTTGCACTTCGTCTGAACGGATTGGTTGCACTTTCTTGATGCATTCGTGGTTGAAGTCGTAGTGGCTGTTTGCTAGCACTTCCTCCAGTTTCTCGGTACGTTGCGCGGAGTGCGTGTCCTTGATGTCCACGTACACGTTGTAGGTGTTCGTGGAATCGAACAGCCTGTTCAGCATGGTGAAATACATCTTGTAGTACCAATCGTTGTGTGACTGGGACCATGCCTCATGATTCAGATGTGTCTTCTTGGCCACCAGAACACGGAACCTCATGTCGTCATCCAGGAAGAAGCAGTTCAGCAAATCCTTGTACAGGTCGATTTTCGGCATGCTGGCCTTCGTCCACTTCACTTCCGTGCGTGCCTTGACACCGTAACGTGCCTTGATCTGGAGAATATTCTCTGTGATTTCCTGCCTTTTATCCTTGGGGATAATGAGGGCTCCAAGGACCATCACGTCGCTGTCGTCATGTTCCAGATGACAGCTTTCATCGCAATACAGGTTGTATTCAGTCATTTGCGTTCCTTTCACTCATCCGTGGCTCCATGTCTGTGGCCTTCGGAGACGCGTCGTCGGCTCGTCTCTCTTCTAGCTGTTTCCTGAGCGTCGCCCTGAGCTTGGTGAAGCCTTTTGACATCAGCGTGAACGGGATGGCGAAGACGAGCATGACCGGGCTGAAGAAGCACATGAGAATGGTGAACGCGGTCAGCGCGTACATCACCCAGAGAAGGACGTTATATGCCTTGTACTGGATCTCGAGCTGCTTCAAAGTCTTTGGGCGAGGCTCATGTGGCGTGCTGCCTGCAGATGAGGGAGCATAACTCGCCTGTTGCTTGCTTTCGACAGTTGACCTCCGCTGCGGAGCGGTGTTTCTTTTCGTCTTCGGATTGATGGTATATGAGACGCCCTTTGCCACATGGACGGTCTTACGTCCCCTCGAATTGACTGTGACCGGTCCCATCTTCACGGACGTGCTGATGCCTCTTTTACCGATATTCACCCGGACGTTCTTGCCCAGGCTGATCCTGCGATTGACCCTGAAACCCATTATTCACTCCTCTCACTCGTCGGGCGTTTCGGCTTCGAGGCGTGCGTTCGGATCCGTGTTGGCGGCCACGTCATAGTCTTCGGGGTGCGCGGCGATACGGTCGATGAGATCATCGGTGATCTGGTTTTGGCGCTCGCGGTATTCGTAGATGCAGGCGGCTTTTAAGGTAGAGTCCCGACATCCATTGAGCTGTACATCGGGACTCGAACTATTTTCAAATGATGCTGTTATAGAAGGCGGCGCACCTCTTCGCGAATCTGCTCAGAGTAGGCATAGATACCATTAAGCGTATCGATAGGCATGCGCTCGCAGTTCTTGTTCTCATCGAAGATTCCCAGGTATTTCTGCTTAGTGTTGAAATAAAGACGAACAATTGGCTTACGGTTGTTATCGTCGAGGAATATTGCGCAGTATTTCTTTGCATCTCTCATCGTTACACGTTCCGGATCTACATCGCTGCAGGCAATGGCTTTGACAATGCGGTATCCGGCGATTTCCTCCTCGGTGGTGATGATTCCATCATCTTCTTTGTTTTCGGCTTCATCTTCGGTAATTTCATTCTCGCCAGATTCGTCGGGTTCCATTGTTCCGACCTTAATGTCATCGGCGCCAAGGGCGGTTTTGAGCCGATCGTTAACCTGGTCGGAGAGGAATTGTTTAAGCGCTTTGCCGACTAACGGTCTGAATTTATCCATGACGGAAGCGTAGAAGGAACCATCGTACACATGGCCGGCGAGCAGCTTTACAAACTCATCGGACGGGCTTTTGAACTCCTCTCCGATGGCTCTTTTGAGTGCCCCGACGTATTTGAGCTCTTCGGCACTGCTGGCGATGGAATCAAGGTCGAACGCCGGCTTGGTCAGCTTCTGCAACGCCGGGATTATCGTCGGGTCGATATCCAATAGATCCAGCACCAGGAACGGCTTCGAGTCCATGCGGTTCGGCTCATCGATGTCCATGTAGAAATTCCATACCTGGCCGTTGGTCAGAACGCCGATGCGCGCGTTCGTCACCGCGAAATACCGGTACAGCTGGCTTGCGTTCTCCAAGCTGAGCGGTACGCCGATCTTCTTGCATTCGATAAGAATCTGCACTTGACCGTCATGCACGAGCGCGTAATCAACCTTTTCGCCTTTTTTGACCCCAACGTCGGCGGTGAATTCCGGCACGACTTCGGTTGGGTTGAACACGTCATAACCGAGTACTTGACCGATGAACGGCATGATGAACGCGTTCTTTGTGGCTTCCTCTGTTTCGATACCCTCTTTGAGGTCGCGTACCTTTGCTGCGACCTGGTTAAGGCTCTCTTCAAATTCCATTGCTCTCCCTTCCTATCTGGTTTTAATGGAATCTTCGATTTTGATGCGGTCGGCCCACCTGTCGATGTCGATATCTTCGTGAGATGTCTCAAAATCGCTTACAACTTCTGGGTCTTTGCTGAGTTCATCCGCATCGGCGATGATCTGCGCCAGAGGTGTTCGCAACGCCGTCGAAATGCGTTGCAATTGCTCATAATCGGCAACGGTGTTCAGTTCGAGGATCCTCCGTAACGTCCCGTAGGGGACGCCTGATTTCTCAGCGAGCGACTTTACTTTCAGTTCTCTTGTCGCCATTGCCCGTTTGATCGCTATCGACAGCGCCTTTGATTCGATAGTCGGGATTTTCTTTCCTGTTGCCATGTGTTTAGATTACGTCATTTTCCCCGTTTTTTGTCTCATATGAGACACGCCGAGTTTTGCATAAGGCAAATATTTCTTTATTATGTCTCATATGACACAAATAAGTCTTAAATAAAACTTTGGAGGTTCAGTTTGAAGCAAATTGAAAATGTGACATCTCGACAAATTGGTGATGTCCTCAAGAGCGCCATAAAACACGCTGGGCTCACGCAGGATGAGGTCGGAATAAAGGCAGGCATTCCACGCAACAGTCTCAACCGCAAACTCAATGGCGGGACGTTCAACTTCGACGAGCTTGCCCGCATCAGCCAAGTCACCGGACGCAAGCTCTCCGACATCATCAAAGACGCTGAAGCGCTCGCCGACGCATGAATCGAAAGGAAGGTGTTCTCACATGGAAACGATAGCGACCTGGTTCTCCATCGCCTGCGCGGTGGTGAGCATCATCACGATCTTCATCAATCTGTGGCTCAACAGCTAACGACGTAACAGAAACGCGTCATGGGAATGCATGACCACCAATGAAAACGATTCTAAGGAGAATCCGAAATGAGCATCAACATTCCGGCCGAGACGCCGGACGAATCCATGAACCCGATTTCCGTTGAGGAGTTCGAACGCCTGCACCCGGCGATGCTTGGCGCGATAAGTAAAGCCGTCCGCGAGGAATTGGAACTCTCTCACGCGGACGGTCCAACGTCAGCTGATGTTCAGCGCACATTTGATCTTCAACTGGTCGTTCCGGATGTACCGCTGGTATTCGGCGATGCCCTGCACGGCATCGGCCAGCGACACGATGGCCTGCTGAATGTTTCCGGATTGCGCGTAGGTCTTCGCGTCATTGGCGGAATTCACTGGATCGCGTTGCATGTTATCACCTCCCTTCTTTGCGCGGGTCTGCTCATTCTCCCACTCGGCAGGAAGGCCCTCAAACGAAACACGTCGGAAAAGCAATCGGCGCTTACCAACGCATGAAAGGAGCGGGTGCGTGATGGATGACAAAGAGGTGTTCGCCGCATTGGCGGCGGCGTTGAAGCCGATGAATACAACGAAGGACATCGCGGACAACTGCGGCATCAAGGAAGGCACCCTGGCGTACTGGCGTAGCGCGGGCATCGGCCCGAAGTTCGTGAAGGTGGGACGAATCGTCATGTATCCGAAGGAGCAGATGATCGCCTATTTCGCGCAACACCTGTACCAGTGCACGGCCGAATACGAGGAAGAGGTGGGTGCGTGATGACTGACAACGACTGGCGTACCGATACCCCGTGGTCTGACCCATGGGAAGAAAAGGAGAACAAATGAACGACATCCGCAAAGCCTGTGTCGAAGCGATATTCAGTGAATTCGAGAACGAGGGCGACGCCATCCGTCCGGCCTATGCCGACGGGTGGAGCGACATCGAAGCAAGGCGTTCGCTCGGTCACATCGTCGGATACGTCGACCTCGACGTGGCCGACCTCGTGGACATCGTCATCGACACCATCAACAAGGAGCTGTGATGGAATCAATGCCTCTGGCTGTTGGTCAGGCACTGCTCGACTTCGTCGTTGCGTCTGGCGCCGAGCTCCGTAGTGTAAGCGACGTGGACCGTCACACGACAGGATCCACATCCGATGAACGCGAAGCCGGGTTGGGAGTTCAGACGGTCGATACCGGCCTGGTCTTCGAATATCTGCTTGGAGAAGAACTCGCTTTCGAGCGCGACCTCTCCGAACGGCGCAACCTCGTCGACGTGCCGTTGCGCAACGGTCTGGTCTTTGCAACGGACGAACACGGACACGTCTCGTGCCATGTCGGGGCAATCGTTGACAAGGAAGACGGTCGAGGTTTCTCCATCGTATTCGACCCGCCACTTGTGGACCGTCTGGTCGGCGGTGACGGACAACGCCCGCTGGCTGATCGAGTTCGCGTCTGCAGCTATCTCGTTCGCCTTTCCTGCAAGGCGGTTGGCCTGCTCGGCGGCACGCTTCGATTCGACGGCGATCCGGTTGGCTTCCTCAGCCGAGCCGTTCGCCTGCTCCGAGAGCTTGTTGCCATGGCGTGCTTGGAACAAGGCGACACATCCGGAGACACCGCCAACCAATCCCGTGATGGCGCCAACGACGCCGGTGATCGCATTGATGTCCATTCCACCGATTCTACGAACGGAGGCGAACGATGAAGGTTCTTATCCGTGTCATCCTGCATCAGCTGCTGTTCGCGGTGTGGTTGCTGGCCATGTGGGTGCTGTATTGCACGCCGGCGTGCACGCACCCCATCGAACATCTCGTCGCGGCGCCGTTCGCGGTGCTCATCCCGACGGCCGTCATCATGCGCCGCCTGTGCTCGGATCCCCGCTTCATCCGATGGGCGGAAGAACTCGAGCGATGAAAGACTTGGGCGGCTCCTCACACATTGCGGCATGGACGTGGTTCGTCATGCGCGGCCATGCCGGAACCGCCCACCCGTCAAGGAAAAGACGTTAAAACCGGCCGGACGGGTCATCTTCTCTCTTCTCCTCCCGCCCGGCCCTCGCCGGGGCCCGCGATTGGAGGCGGGCGCCATGGATCGGCGTGTTCAGGTCACGCCGGCGGATGGATGTGCGGTTCGAATCCGCGCCCCGGCACGACATCAATCCAAAGGAGGCAAACGTTGCCAAGCAAAACACCAAGCAGGCCAGAAGGCGAGAAGTGGTTCGAATGGCCGCTCACACCCGCCAGCGTCGGCATGACGGCCGCAGAGCTGATCGGCGAACTGTACGAGACCATCAGCGCGCTCAACCGCGACCGTGGCTGGAACCTCACCATGGTCGCGCCGGCGCGCTTCGGCGAGATCGTCATCGACCGCGAGGCCGGATGCCTGCGCGCGAAATGCGCGTGGAAGGCCAAGGATCCAAGCCAGTTCGGCCCCGAGCCCGACGGATACGTGAAGGGAGCCTGACATGGCCATAGGGGAGACCGTCATCACCATCGTCGGCAACCTCACCGCGGATCCGGAACTGAGGACCACTGGCCAGGCCGCGCAGGTCGCCAGCTTTACCATCGCCAACACGCCACGCCAGTACAACCGGCAGACCGGCCAGTACGAGGACGGAGACGCGCTCTTCCTCCGCTGTTCGGCATGGAACGACCTCGCCCAGCATTGCGTGCGGTCATTGGCCAAGGGCATGCGCGTCATCGCTCAGGGCAGACTCCGACAGCACTCGTATCAGGCGCAGGACGGCACCAATCGGACCGTCGTGGAGCTGCAGGTCGACGAAATCGGGCCATCGCTGCGGTACGCGACGGCGCAGGTCGCCCGCATCAGCCGCCAGGGCGGTCCCGTCTACGGCAACCCCGCATCGCCGCAGCCGACCGTCAACACCGGCGTCGGTGGCTGGAGCCAACGGCCGCAACAGTCGGCGCAGACACAGCAACCCGCCGCGCCGCCGGCCGATGATCCGTGGGGCGCGCCGGCGGCCGACCAATCGTCATTTGGGGACTTCGGCAAACCGGATCCGGAACCGGATTTCTAAGGAGGAAGCAATGAAAGCCAGCGAACAACAGGCGCTCATCCCGCAGGAGGCCACGCCTGACACGCTCATCGACCTCATCGGCAAGACGCAGCAGGTCACCAAGGCCGCGGCCGTCGTGCTCAAGGCATGCCGCAACGTCATGGACACCAAAAACAAGCAGGAGCACATCGACAAGTGGGGCGGCATCCACGCCATCACCGAAGCCGTGTACGACTGCGCGGACCTCGCTCAGCGCATCCTCGACGCCGGCCTGGCCATGGAGAACATGTGCGCGAAGCCGGCCACGTCACGGCAGATGATCCTCATCGACGATCTGCGCCGCAGTCTCGACATGGACGATGGCGACGTGGAGGCGACCGTCGATCCGGACACCGGCGAGATCGACTGAACCACAGGAAGGAGAAGAAGAGATGTGGTTCATCATCGACGACCAGATGGCCGACGACAGGCGCATCCGCCGCCTGCCTCTCGCCACCGTGGGACTGTGGGTCAAGCTGTGCGTCATCCACTCCAAAGGCGTCTCGATGCAGGCCAAGGACCCGGCCGCGTATCCAGGATACTTCGACAAGCTCGATCTCAAGGACGCCGGCGGCACCATGAAGCAGCTGCAGCAGCTCATCGACTCCGGGCTTATGGAGGAGCACGATGGCGGATGGCGTCCCGTCTACGCGGAAGGCATCTGCAGGGAGCCGAAGATGCTCACCGAGGAACAGCGCGAGGCGCGGCGCAAGGCCGGAAGCAAGGGAGGACGCCGCAAGGCGGCCAACCAGAAAGCCAAGCAGACGTCTGGCGACTTGCCGGAAAACAGCCAAGCAAACGGAGAGCAAAACAGTAGCGAGATGGGTGGCAAACCGTCTAGCAAGTTGCTAGAGGACAGCCAAGCAAAAACATGGCATAAAACCGATACCGATACCGATAATCCCTCTCCGACCCCTCCCGCCGGCAAACCGAAGCAACCCGCCACGCCGGAATCCGGCTTCGACCATTTCGCCGAAGCCTATCCCGGATCCATCGGCGCGAAAGGCCGCAAGACCGAAGCCGAAGCCAGAGCCCTGTACGCGGCCATCGCCGGAAACCCCGTCGAACTCACCCGACTCCAAACCGCGCTCCGCCGCTACAAGCACGCCGTCAACGACGGCCAAATCCGCAGCGGCCACATCCCACGGCTCAACACATGGCTCCGCGACCAGTGGAAGACCTGGGCGCCCGAACCAGTCCCGCCAACACCACGCCACAAGCACACCTGGAACTGCGAACACGTCCACCAGCTCATGGATCCACACGAGGACGAATACGACCACACCGGAAGCCTCAGAGAAGGCAACCCCTCCAAGTGGTATCTCGCATGCCAGGCATGCGCAGACGAACTCAACAACCAAGAAACCAGCAAGGAGAAGCAATGAGCAACTACCAAAGCAACCAGATCAAGCTCATCAACACGAGCCTGATCGACCCCCACCCGGACAATCCACGAAAAAACATCGGCGACGTGACCGACCTCGCCGCCAGCATCAAAACCAACGGCCTCCTCACGCCCCTCAGCGTCGTACCCAACGGCGAGCGCTACAGGGTCATCGCCGGCCACCGCAGGCTCGCCGCATGCAAATATGCCGGAATCGTAGCTGTCCCATGCTTCGTGCTCCAGCTCGGCCCATTGCAGCAGTTGGAGGCCATGGTCACCGAGAACTGCCAGCGCGAACAGCTCACCGTGTTGGAGGAGGCTGACGCCATCCAGGGCATGCTCGACCTCGGAGCCACTACCGCCAGCGTCGCGCACAGGCTCGGCCGAAGCGGCGACTATGTGCGTGACCGCGTCAAGGCCGCCAGCATCAAGACCGAGGTCAGAGCATCCCGCGACGATTTCGGCCAGATCTCCATCGGTCAGCTCGTGGCCATCGCGCGATACGACGGCCAGCCGGACAGGCAGAAGAAGCTCGCGCAGGCGGCCGGCACCTCGAACTTCGACTACATCCTCCGCAACATCGAACGCGACGACAGCGACCGGCAATGGGTCGAATCGGTCGCCGCGCTCCTCGTGGAGCCCGACAACGGCATCAACCTCATCCCCGACCCCGAAAAGCCCTACAGCGACCCGGAATGGCGATACGCCGGCTGCATGTTCCCATCCACCGGCACCCCCGAAGAAACCATCGAGAAGATCCGCGAACAAAACCCCGCAGCCGTATCCATCCACACGGTCTCGCAGCAGGTCTACCTCTGGACCCGCCGCGACAAGACCGCCGACGCCGAAAAGGAAGCCCGACGAGCCGCCGAACAGGCCGAACGCGACGCCCGCCGACACGCGCTCGAGGAATACGCCGCCGCATCAGCAGACAAGCGCATGGCATGGCTCCACGCCAACCTCTACGGCATCAAACGCGACAAGCTCATCGAAACCACGGCCCGGCTCGGACTCCTGCAGATTATCGACCCCTTCCCAAACGGCTTCACCGACGCCCTCACCAGCTGGAACGAACACAGCGGCAGCCGCAAGGAATACGAGAAGATCAGCGGCATCGCCGCCGAGGACGCCCCCACGGCCGCGCGCATCAGCCTGCAGACCGCCGACTGGCCACTGGAAGCCGTGACCATCCTCGCCGCACGCATCGAATGGTTCATCGACCCGACCGACTGGACCACCGTCAACGACACCAGCAGACGCATCCCCGGCTACTACCAAATCCTCCAAGACCTCGGCTACACGCCCGCCGACGACGAAACCAGCCACCTCGACCAGCTCGCCGCCGCCATCAGCGAAGCCGACGAAAACGAAGAAGACGAGGAGAACAACCAATGACCAGGGAACAACTCGACAAACTCGCCCAACTCCTCACCGACACCGCCCAGACCGCCAGCACAATCGAACTGCGAGCGCTCGCCGGTGGCAGGGCGGATGACGGCATCGTGGCGATGGCGGCCGGGTTGAGGGCCAATTGCACTTCGTGTTTGGTGTTGGTTTACGGTCTGATGCAGGAGGTGGTGCGTTGTGAGTGAGTTTGCTGATTCGAAGCGTGCCGCTTTGGAGCGGCAGGGTTGGCATTGCCTGCGTTGCGGGACGAACATCCATGATCCGTCATGCTGGCCTGGACGTTCCGGCCATCACCGTCAACTGCGTCGGGCGGCGGATCCGGATGTGAGGCACAGTCCGGCCAACATCGTCGAGCTGTGCGGTTCGGGCACGACCGGCTGCCATGGGTGGGTCCACCAGCATGTGGCTGAGGCCGAACGGCTTGGACTGATCGTCCCGCTCGGCATAGATCCTCTCTCCACCCCAGTGCGCGACTGGCAGGGGAGATGGCTCTGGCTCAACCAGGACGGCACGGCCACGCCATTGACCATGCGCGAAACATTGACAATTCAAACGGAAGGAATGACAAATGCACGAGAATAACGGCAAACCGGAGGCGCTGCTGTGGATCGACTTTGAGACCACAGGCGTGGACAGGCGCAAAAGCCTGCCATTGGAGATCGGTATGGAATGTACCGACATGCTGGGCGAACAAAAGTTCGGATCATTGTCCCGCATCATCCGCCCGGACAGACTCGACCTCCTGTCCATGAGCCCCGTCGCCTTCTCCATGCACACCGACAACGGCCTGCTGTTCGAACTCATGGGAGGCTCCGTGCGCAATGACAGCATGGTCGTCGTGGCCAACGCCGTGGAGGAATTCCTTGACTCGCTCTCCCAGCGCTTCTCCCTCGTCCCCGCGGGGACCAACGTGGACTTCGACCTTGACTTCCTCCGCCGACTCAACCTCAACCCTGACGCGTGGCTCACCTACCGCAAATACGACATGGCCACCATCCGCCGACTCGTCACCGTGCTCGGCGCCCCGGATCCATACCAGGGCGACAGCGGCCCGCACCGGGTGAAATCCTGCATCGCACGCGACATCAAAGACTACAAGGCCATGCTCGAGACACTCGCCGTCAAGACGGGAGACCACAAGTGAGAAAGACCATCAGCCACCTCGCCGACCGGCTCGGAGACGCCATGGCCACGCTGTTCACCCTCCTCGCGCTGCTGCTCATCCCGCACGCCGTCATCAGGGCGATCATCGGACAGGCGCTCCACCAGTGGACACCAATCACGTGGCTCGCCATCCACACCGCACTGACCATCGCGGCGCTCGCCACCAGCCTCACCAGCTACGCGATCGCCGCACTGCTCGCACCGCCAAGACCGGAGACCTACCAATGACCGAAGACCAGCAAGACCAGCTCGTCATCAGCCTCGACACGCAATACGCCGTCGCGCACGCCATCTACAACCGATTCCACGCCAACGGCCACCGCAAACACCTCACGTGGGAAAACCTCGACGACGACGGCCGCGAACCATGGCGCCTGATAGCCAAGGACGCGATCACCGAGATGCTGGCCAGCCCGGAGATCGGAGGAACGGCATGAGCCACACCGCGATAATCCTCCTGGCGCTCGCCTTCCTGATCGGCTGGATGGGTGGCCGGGAATGAGCATCATCGTCCCATTGCACAAGTGGCGGTCGGCCGACCCGGCCATCCTGATCGGCCGCCGCTGCATCGCCCGCACCGACCAGGACGTCGTCATCGACGGCCGGCTCGAACTCATCCGCCGGCCGGACGGCACCGCCACCCTCCGCTTCCAGGGCATCGGAAACGACATCATCGACCATGATCCGAACACATGTTTCAACAGCATGGGCGACGGCATAAGAAGCCTCGCCATCTACGGAAAGGAATGAAATGCACACCGTCAGAATCGCCACCAACCCACGCAAATGGCGTAGACCTGCACCCTGCCCGGCATGCCGCAAGTCCCGGCCGCTCATCCTGACCCTCGGCGCCATCTACAACCTCCGAACCCGCAAACCGGTCAACACTATCTACGGCTGCATCTGCCCCAACTGCCGGCACAGATGCATCCTCCACGTCGACGGCAGAAGCCTCAACAAAGCCATCCGCCTCTGGAACCACCACGCCAGCCACCATCAAAGGAGCGAACAATGAGAAACACCATCTGCGCCGCCCTTACCGCCATCACCCTCACCCTCTGCACCGCGCTCGCAGGATGCGGAAGCGCGTCGGAGCCTTCCACGCCAGCGCATGCGGTCAGGTCCGTCGACTCGCAGTGCTCCGCCGGGGCCGACGTATTCACGGAATGCGTCATCACCCTGACCGACACGAGGCAAGTGGACTGCATCGTCTACTCGACGAACGGCAAGCAGGCTGGCCTGTCCTGCGACTGGAGCCATGTGAGCGGTGCAGACAAGGAGCCGGCAAGATGAGCTACAACGTCGTCACCACGGAAGGCGTCAGAACGTTCGAGAACATCGACGATGCCGGCGACTACGCGCAGGCCATGTCCTTGAGGACTGGCGAGCCGGCCAAGGTGTTCCATGCCGAGACCGGACTCGTCGCATTCACCGTCCGCCCAACCACGAAGGACACGAAATGAGAATCAATTTCAACAGCAAGGATGGCGTTTTCGCCATCAAAGCCGAAAACGAAGAGGAAAAAACCCAGCTCAAAACGTCGGCGGTCGCCATCTGCAATCTCATCATCGATTTTTTCGACGGTGAAGTCCAAGAAATGAAGGCGGCGAAGGAATGAAACGCATCACACTCAAGGACACAAAATGAGCAATCGAAGTTATTTGGTGCCAAGGCCGCCAGCGTTCGACCATGAGCATCCCAGACCGAAGGAGGAAGGCGAGGTGCTGTACTGCGGAAATTGCCAAAAATGGTACGTATCATGGCTTCCCCTCACCGAAGTCAAAACCATATGGGGCCGCCGCCCCGAATGGTGGATACGCATCTTCCACCGCAAACCATACGAGACGATCATCCAGCAAATACGAAGGGAAACGGAATGAAAGTCAAGAAAACCCTCATGGACATGATCATCAAATGGCATCAGGCCGGATACAGCCTCGATGAAATCGCGCCACTGATGCCACAAGTCCCCAAAGAGGAAATCAAAGCAATCATCCAACACACCCGCGAATAACAAGAAACCCGACCTTCCGGCCGGGCTCCTGGCATCACCACAAACCAGACTACACCAGCCGGAGGGAATCGAACAAATGTACGAACCAACCAACGAATCCCAACCAACCACCACCAACACCACAACAAATACCAGCCAAACAACACCAGCGCTCGCCGGTGTGTGCCTCGTCTGCGGCGGAGGATGCGCTGTCGGCGACACCATGTGCGCGAGATGCGATGGGCTGATGCGCGGCTGGCTGCGGGAATATCCATCATGGTTGGATTCGCTGCATGAGTTCCTGGACTCGACCGCGCATTACGGAGGCCGCCAGCCTGGACGCGTCAACCTTCCAGCCGCGCCGACGCCAATCCGATTGCCGGTGCTCGACCACATGCAGGACATCGAGGATGCCGTGATCGCACTCTGGCGCCGGTTGTATGCTCCGCCTGCCATGCCTTGGGCTACCTGTGGCGTGCATCCGCCGCTGGTGGACATGCTGCGTGTCTGCGCCGGCAGTCCTCGACTGCGCCGCATGCCTGATATCGCCGACTTCTACCATGAGTGGGAGTCGATGGTTCGAAAGACGCTGGACATCATCGACGTGCCGCCTGCGAAACATGGCATCGGAAGATGCCTGAACCCGCTGTGCGGAGTCGAATTGACAGCGGCGGTCGGCGCGGTAAGCGTTGCATGTCCCGTGTGCGGCAGCACTCACCTTGTGGCGGATGTGCGGTTGGGGTTTCTGAGGGAATGCGTTCGGTCGGGACGCGCGTTCACGGCGGGGGAGTGCGCGGAGCTGCTGCGCGAATGCGGATTCCAGTGCAATGCGAACACGATTCGCTCATGGCGCAAGCGCGGCAGGCTCCAGCCGGTTGGTGAAAACGTGAAGGGGCAGCCGTTGTACAGGCTTTCCGATGTGCATGGACAGGTCGTGCGACGCGACTCGATTTGACAAAATCGAAAGTGCAACGCACAATTGTCAGTGGATTAGAGGGTTCAAACCGAAGACATGCGGTTTGAACCCTTTTCATATCCACCTTGGATTCTCCTAACTCCTTGGGTTGCGTAACACCGTCCTGTCCGAACGGCATATCGGACACGCTCCGCCCACTCCCGTCAGAGTGGACATACCCCAATGTGGCAGGCAAGCCAATCCCGTGCTTCCGTGATGCGGTGATGCTCAAATCCGCCTGCCGGTATGCCTTCGTAGGAATCAGTGGTAGATCGTACCGGCCGCGAGTCTTTATTGGATTCTCTTCCTTGTGGTCGCGTGTGGACGCGGGTTCGAATCCCGCCGAAGGCACCCATGAAACAAACCCGGGGTAGGGGTATTCGCAGATGATGGGGAGCCCCTACAAGACACGGGAGTGTCCATATACGGGAGCCCCTATACCGGCATTCCAGCAAGCCAACGGCGAAGATAATCATTGATGCATCCATGACACCCCGGGGCTCATACATGTGGGGAGGCCACATGAGCAAGCGGCGTAACGAGCGTGTCAGCAACGGCTGGCGGCGCAGACAGCTCAGGGCAAGAGTGCTGGCCGCATACGACGTGTGTGCCATCTGTGGCAAGCCAGTCGACAAGACATTGAAGACACCACATCCGATGAGCGCCGAAGTCGACGAGCTCGTACCGGTCTCACGTGGCGGTGATCCATACAGCTTCACTAACTGCAGGCTCACGCACCGCAGATGCAACAGGTTCAAGAGCGACAAGACAGACGAACACGCACGAGCGCTGCTGGCTGGCAGACAGGAAGTGAAAGCAAGCTCGATGCCGTTCAAAACGTTCGGCATCTGACTCCGATACCAGGGCGGGGTACCCGGTCATACCCCCTTGGGGTAGCCTCGGGTGCAGTGCCGATTTCTCCCCGCGGATTCAAACGTCGGAAACAGGGGAAACATCGAAAGGTCGGAAAGCGAGGATTACGCCGATGAAGTGCGAACTCTGCGGCAAGGAATTCCAGCCTTCCGGCCATGGGCGGCCTCAGAAGTACTGTTCCAAGTCCTGCCGCCAGAAAGCCGATTATCGTCGGAAAAAGAACAGGCCCGCGCAGGACCGGAACAGTAAGCCGCCCGTCAAAGCCGTGGAAACGAAACAGAAGCCGGAGCAGGATCTCGACCAGCGGAGTTTCGAGCGGATGATGGACGGCAGCATGCTGGACATGCTGCGCGCCAACCGCGACCGACTGCAGAAGGCCATGGACGACACGTCCACACCGGCAAACGCACTGCCAGCGATCAGCCGCCAGCTCATAGACGTATGCGAACGCATCGAATCACTCCAGGGCGGAGGTCTGACCGACCTGTTGGACGATGAGGAAGACGAGGTGACGGACGATGTCGGAGCGTCGATTGTCTGAAATCGCCAAGGTCCTCCGCCAGCCGGAAGGCATCATCGGCAGCGAGTTCACGCGAATCAACAAAGCCGCGCGCAAGGCCGGCATCCGTTTCGACTTGTGGCAGCAGGGCTTCTTGTGGCTCCTGTTCGCCAAGAACGCGGAAGGCAAGTACGCGTGTGGCGCGGACGGCGCCGTGCTGTCCAGCTGCAGGCAGATCGGCAAGACCTTCACCGTCGGCACCGCGTTGTTCCTCAAGGCGATACTCACGCCGAACCTGAAAGCCATCTGGACCGCCCACCATACGCGCACCAGCGACGAGACATTCGCGGACATGTGCGAGATGGAGCATAATCCAGTACTCGGCCGGTACGTGGAACGCATCCGCAGAGCAAACGGCCAACAGGAGATCACGTTCACGTCCGGCAGCCGCATCATGTTCGGCGCCCGCGAAAACGGCTTCGGCCGAGGATTGCACAGCGTGGACGTGGCCGTGTTCGACGAAGCGCAGATCCTCACAGTGCGCGCGATGGACAACATGATTCCGGTTTTGAACACGAGTCCTAACCCCCTGGTCGTGTATATGGGCAATCCACCCAAGCCGGGAGACCAGTGCGAGGCGTTCACGGAGAAACGCATGCACGCGCTGAACCATGACGGAAACCTCCTCTACGTGGAGCTCGCCGCCGACAAGGACGCGGATCCGGACGACCGCGAACAGTGGGCTAAAGCGAATCCCAGCTATCCGAAACGTACAAGCGAACAGGCAATCATGCGCATGCGCAACAACCTGTCGGACGATTCATTCCGTCGTGAGGCGCTTGGCATATGGGACGAGACCGCCACCGCATACGCCATCAGTCCCGACCTGTGGCAGGCCGCGGCCGTCGACGACGTGCCCAAGGGCGGCACGGTGAGCTTCGGCATCGACATGCCTCCGGACAGGAGCGTGCTGACCATCGGAGCCGCGCTACGGTACGCGGACGGTTCGGCAATCATCCAGATGGCGAACATCAAGGATGCGAGGCAGGCGGGAACCATGTGGGCCGTGGACTGGCTCGCCGAACATTGGCCGAAGACTGCCAGCGTGGTCATCGACGCGCAGTCGCCCGCCATGAGCCTGCTGCCGGAACTGAAGAAAGCGCATGTGAAGGTCACGGTCACGAACATGCAGGAGATGGGCCGCGCATGCGGACGGTTCCTCGACATGCTCAAAGCCGGAACGCTCAAGCACCCGCGGGACGAATACCAGCCGCAGCTGGCCGCAGCCGTCAAGGGCGCGACCACGCGTCCATTGGGACAGTCCGGCGCGATCGCCTGGAACAAACTCGGCAGTGACATCGACATAACCCCGCTCGTATCCACCACTCTCGCCCTGTATGGGGCGTTCACGACGAAACGACATCCGGGAAGACGACAGGAGGTGATGTTCTGATGGTGTTCTACATGGCCGACGGCACAACGGTAAGTGTCGCTCCGAAATTCACCGGCAGCAGCTACCTCGACACCGCAAGCGGAAACGTCGGCACCATCCTCGGCGTCGACGACGAGGATATGCCCATCATCCACGAACTGTTGCGCGTATGGCGAGAGAAATATCCACGCAACCTGATCCGCGGAGCCTACTACGACTGCAAGGAACGGTTCAAGGACTTCGGAATCTCCATCCCGGACCAGATCAAAAACAAGGTCGAGGCGATGATTGGATGGCCGGAACTGGCCGTCCGCTCATTGAGCGATTTGAGCGACCTGGAAGGGTTCAGCATTTCCGGTGACGACACGATGGGCGTTGGCGACCTGTTCGAGGACAACCAATTGGACGTGGCCACGTCAGAACTGATCGTATCCGCTTACAAGCATTCATGCAGTTTCCTGACCATCGCCGCAGACCCGGAGGATCCGGAACGAATCAGTATGATTCCGCGTTCCGCCGACTGGTCCGCGGGCATCTGGGACCGGCGCAACCATCGTCTGGCCGCCGCGTTGACCATCACCGAGGACGATAAGGACGGGCGGATATGCGCGTTCAACGTGTGGCTTCCAGGCAAGGTCTACGAATGCTCCGGCCACCTGATGCCATGGCGTGCGGAGAAAAACGAAACGAACTTCGATCAGCCGACGGTCGTCTCGCTCGCCTATGACAGGCAGATGGACCGGCCGTTCGGCCACAGCCGCATCAGCCGTTCGCTCATGAGCCTTGTCGATGCTGGATTCCGTACCGTGGTCCGCATGGAGGCGTCGGCCGAATTCTATTCCGTTCCGAAACTCTGGTTCATCGGAGCGAACAGGGACGCGTTCAGCAGCAACACGTGGAAGAGTCTCATCCAGGCGATCAACGCGATCAGTGCCGACGAGGACGGCAACCTTCCCCAATTGCAGCAGGTGCAGCAGGCGTCCATGACGCCCCATTCAGACATGCTCAAGACGATGGCCATGCTCGTCGCCTCGCAGACCCGGGTGCCGGTCGACTATCTGGGCATCACGTTGGACAATCCGACCAGCGCCGAGGCCATGGCATCCGCCGAACGACGGTTGACGCGCATCGCCGACAAGCAGAACGTGGCCTTCGGACGGGAACTCAAACGGGCCATGGGCATCGCCGTGGCGTTGCGCGAAGGCACGAACACGATACCCGACTCCATGCGCGACGTGCATCCGGTATGGGCGCCCACAAGGGAAATCTCCGACGCGGCGCGCGCCGACGCGTTCACGAAGATCGCCGACAAGATCACCGGCTACGCCGACTCCGATGTCGGACTCGAACGTCTCGGCCTGACCCGCGAGGAAATCACCCGCCTACGCGCCGACCAGCAACGGCAGAAATCGGAACAACGCATCGACCAGCTCATGGACAGAAGCGCGGCGTCCTCGGAGGTGACGGATGGATCTGAACAATCTGGATCTGCCGGAACCGGCGAAAGCGCAGCTTCGTCAGAAACTGGAGAAACTGCATAGGGATTACGAGACTGATCTTGAGAATCTGACAGACGACGCCACCGACGCGATGGAATCCGCGAAACCGTTGGAACGACAAGACATAGTGCTCAGGTACACCCGCGATGCGTCCGAACGATCACGCAGGTACTACACTGACACCAGGAACCTGTGGCAGAAATACGCCGGCATCAAAATGCCGCCCTACGTCTCATCTACTTGCGACGAATATGAAGTGCTATACCGTCAGGTAGGCGGTTTCACTGGAACCGATTGGAATGGGCATAACTACACTAATTTGAAGCATGGCAACGCCAACGGGCTGACTGTTGAAGACCTTTGGCCCGACCTGAAGACGGTGGACGACTGGCAGCAGTTCATTGCCGACATGATGAGCAGGTCTGTACGATTGACCACGCAGAACAACCGCGACGCCGACGAGACGCATCCTGGATGGGCACGCGTCCCACGAGGCTCCAATCCTTGTGCATTTTGCGTGATGCTCGCCAGCCGAGGATTCGCATACACCAGTGAGGAAAGCGCGGACTTCGGCGGCTCTTTCCATAACGGCAAATGCCGTTGCATTCCCGTGTGCAGCTGGGGCAAGGACAAGATCTTCGGCTATGACCAAGCGAAGTATAAAGCCATGTACGATCAGGCCGTGCAAGCCATCAACGGCAACGCATTGGGAAAGAATTGGAAGTCCTCCGCCGAGGAAGCCGGAATCAAGTTGGATTCGGCCGACGCGAATGCCGTCACATTCGTTATGCGTCATAAGTTCCCTAAGCAATTGAGCGACGGGATCATGCCGAAGAAACGTGCGTCTTTCAAAGTCGAACATGATTTCACCGGCATGCGCGACGAGAAATCATTAAGCAAGAAAGGATGGGATGGAAGGCAGAAGGCGCTTGGCGTCCCAGTAGACGCAGACGTCCTTGAGATGCATGAAATCGTGTTCCTGGAACATTTCAAGTCACTCGGACAGCATTACGAATGGATTCCACGCGATACTTTGGGGCACAAATCGACGAATGACTTGAAATGGATTGAGCAAGACCTTGAGTGCGAGGTTAAGTCATCTCGGCAAAAACGCCCAGACTACGGATCCATTTCGAAGAACATCTCAAAAGCGGTATCCAAAGCCGAGCAGCATGGTGTCGTGAAGGATGCATTCATTGTGGATCTCACTGGATACTCGGCTCAGGAGAAACTGGTGACGCAACTTTCCCGCTATAACGCGCTGCATAAGAAAAACAAGATCAGACGTTTGTTCCTATTGGACAACAACGGGATGAGAGAAATCGAGCTGCAATAAAAACCCGGAGGCACTCCCGCACGAATAGGCTATTATTTCAAGTCTGCACGGGACCTCCGGTACTTCTATTTTACCAAAAACCATTGATTTCGGTGGATTGCCAGAGCAGACGAATGGACCCGACTGTAACTCGGGCGCTTCACAGCCGCGCAGGTGCGAATCCTGCATCCACCACTCGGCCAGCCATTCAGGTTGGCGGCGACCATGCGCCGTATCGCGTGGGAGGACCATACAGCGCACCGTGGCGCGGTCGAACTCGAATCCACGGGAAACAGCAAAGGAGAGCAGCATGTCCATCAGATTCCGATTCCCGGCACACATCCGTCTCATCGACGGCGGTGGCGACGAGGGCGGTTCCAATGACGGTGGCGACGGCGGTGAGCCGAGGTCGTTCACCCAGGAACAGGTCGACCAGATCGTCGAGAAGCGACTGGCCAAGGAGCGCGGCAAGTACAAGGACTACGACGAGCTCAAGTCCAAGGCCATGAAACTCGACGAGATGGAGAACGCCGGAAAGAGCGAAATCGACAAACTCAAGGAATCGAACGCGGCGCTGCGCAAGCAGATCGACGACGCCGCGGCCGAGAAGCAGCACGCGGAATGGGTGTCCGAAGTCGCCAAAGACAAGGACGTTCCGGCCGAACTGCTGCGCGGCGGAACCAAGGAGGAACTCGAAGCGCATGCGGACCTCCTGCGAGCGGCATTGCATCCAGCATCCAAGCCGCCGAGGGTGAAGAACCAGACAGGCTCTCCTTCGCACCAGAACAACAACAAGGACGCCGAAGAGCTCTCGTACATCCACCAGCTCCTAGGCGAATAACCCAACCATCCGAAAGGACAAGCCATCATGGCGATGAAAACAGACCAGATCAAGCTCCCCGTGAGCGTGGCCACCGAAATCGTGAACAAGGCCAAGGACACCAGCACCATCGCGTCCCTGAGCCCCAGCACGCCGCAGATCTTCTCCGACGCCGACTACCTCGTGTTCAACGGCAAGAGCGAAGCCGAGGTAGTGGCCGAAGGCGCGGTCAAGAACAGTTACGAGCAGACCGTGGATTCCGTCGTGGCGAAGCGCTTCAAGGTGCAGACCACCACCCGCGTCACCAGCGAACTCCAGTGGGCCGACGAGGACAACCAGCTGCAGATCATCCGCAGCATCCAGGCGGATCAGGCAGCCGCTTTGGGCCGTGCGCTCGACTACGTGATCTACCATGCGATTAACCCGAAGACCGGCACCGCGCTTTCCGGATTCAACCCGTTGAGCACGTCCGCCGTGCAGGTGATCGCCGGCGATGACGAAATCAGCAACGTGGACGCCCTGGCCGATGCGCTGAACGACTCCTACGACATCAACGGCGTGGCATTGTCCAAGACTTGGGCGTCCCGTCTGCGCAAGCTGCGCGTCCCCTCCACCGGCATGCGCTTCTATCCGGAGATTCCGCTGAACCTGCAGGCCGGCAGCCTGGACGGCATCACCGCCGCGACCTCTGGCACCGTCAACGGACGACTGGCCTCGACCCCGACGAAGGTGCTCGCGTTCATGGGAGACTTCAGCCTCATCAAATGGGGCATGGTCCGCGACCTGACCAGCGAGATTATCGCCTACGGCGACCCGGACCAGACCGGCGTGGACTTGAAGGCCCACAACCAGATCGCATACCGTACCGAAGCGATGTACGCGTTCGCCGTCATCGACCCGAACGCGTTCGCCGTGCTCAAGACCAAGTGAGGTGAACGATGAGTTTCCCCATCCAGACGCTTGTGATCAACCCCGCAGGCGAGGAAAAGCACACTGTCGGCCCGTTGGACGCGCAGGTGCGGCTTGTCAACACTGACGGCACCGCCTTCTCCGCCGGTTCCGGTGCCTACGAACTGCCGGAGGCCGGCAAGGACACCCTCGGCGGCATCAAGCAGTTCGCGCCCGAACAGACGATTGGCAACGTTGACGGCAATATCGTCAAGGCCGCCGCAGCCGCTCCGACCAAGGATGAATTCGACAAGCTCGTCACGGCTTTCAATACTTTGGCGAAACAGTTCGATGACACTATCACCGGCCTCGCGGCCTCCGGGGTGATCAAGCTGCCGGACAAGAAGTGACCATGACGGACGAACCGGACATGTTCGCCACCTCCGACGATCTCGAACGGAGGTGGCACAAGCTCACCGACGAGGAACGTGAGAAGGCCGACACGCATCTCGCGGACGTGACCGACTACATCAAGGAACGCTCGCCCATCTGGCGGCGGCTCCTCGAAGAACGGCCACGCCTGCTGACGAAGATCACCTGCGACATCGTCCGCAGAATCATGCAGGCCGACCCGTACGACATTCCCGGCGGCATCACGCAGATGAACCAGACCACCGGCAGCTTCAGCGAACAATACAGTTTCGGAGCGCCCACCGGCGATCTCTGGCTGCGCGACGACGAGAAACGCATCCTTGGCATCAACGCTCAGCGCGCGTTCAGCGTCGACATGGCAACGGGGGAGACGTCCTAGTGGAAACCATCGAAGTGTGGCGCGGCCAGTCCACCACCGACACGGACGGCAACCCCATCCAGGGCAAACCCGTCCGCGTCGGCACGTTCCAGGCGATGGTCGCGCCAACCTCTACCACCGACCAGACCGAGGAGAACGCCAGCCCGCAGACCATCGAATACACGATCCACATCCGCGGAAACCAACCGACCGGCATCCAGGCCACCGACCTGATCAAAGTCAGGGGCCGGCTGCTGCCCGTCAAGGGCAAGCCGCAGGTGTGGGACAACCTCCACGGACGCCACATCGGCGACGTCATCACCGTGGGCGAACGGGAAGGATAAGCATGGCCAAACGATGCAGATTCGTATTCAACCGCAAGGCGTTCAGCCAACAGGTCCTCAAAAACGAGACATTGCGCTCGCGCATGAGGGACGCGGCCGAAGCCGCCGTAGAGGATGACCGTTGCATGGTCCGCGACCATGACGGCAAGAACCGCAGCGGCGTGGCGATCATCTGCCCGGCACCGGTGGAGAAGGCGCACGGCACGCTAGAGGACACGCTCGGAAGGATGCGCGTATGAGCATCCCCATCACCCCACGGCGCACGGAGCCGCTGCTCCTGCCCAGGCTGCGGGAGCTGTTCCCGGACGTGACGTTCGACACGATCGAACGCAACGACCTCGAACCTCCCTTCACCGAAGCCACATTGGCCGACTCCATGCAAGGCATGAGCACTCCCATCTCCCAGGCCGTGCGACTGCGGCTGAGCGTGCGCTGCATGAGAGAGGACCATACGGGCGACTGGGACAAGGCCGCCCGCCTGTGGGCGGCAATCGCGAGGGAGATCATCAGGCTCGGAACCGTCGCGCCGCTCATCAGCGCGTCACTGGAATCCGGGCCGGTACGCATGACCGACGAGGACAAGAGACTGGTGAGCGCGTACGGCGTGCTCCTGCTCGAGGTATCCGTCGCCTGAACTGAAAACACAAGAAAAGACAAGCAAAGACGTGCCGCCACACGCAGAACGGAAGCGAGGTGCAGACAGGAATGTCTGACAGCAACGAAGAACCCATCGCCGTCGAACAGACGGCATCCGAAACCAGCCTGCAGGACGGGCTCGGATCGACCGACTATGGGTACGTGTCCAACGGCAATACCGCCGGCAACGTGCGTCTGATCAAGAACTACGCGCTGTTCCTGTTCCCCAAGGGCGACAGCACTTTCGTCGCGCCGACCGGCGTGAACTGGACGCCGCCGTCCAACAAGAAGCCGATCGGATACAGCACCGAGGACGGCGCCGTCCTGCATCCGGAGCCGGGCGACAGCACCGACTACAAGGCGCACAACGGCGACATCGTCCTGTCCGACACGGACCCGGGCTACTGGACGCTCCAGCTCGCCGCGATGGAAGGCCGCAAGGACGTGGTATCCGCCTACTTCGACGTGGACGTGGAATCCGACGGCGGCATCAGCATCAAGGGCGCCGGCCTGAAGAAGGAATGGATCCTCGTCCTGGTCGCGCTCGACCAGCAGGACCGCCCCTTCCTCCTGTACGGCACCAACGCGAAGGTGTCCGACCGCGACGACGTGAGCCTGAAATCCAGCGAGATCATGAACTTCAGCATGACGTTCAAGATGCTCAAGGGCACTAACGGCGAACAGTTCCACGCATGGGGCCTCGTCACCGAAGACGCCAAGTAGCCCATTGATTCTTCCCGTGCGGCCGATGGCGGTCGGCCGCACGGGACCATTACCCATAACCGCCGATAACCATGAAACGGAGACGAAATGAGCGACAACACCTACCATGTCGTGGACGTGGACCTTACCGACGCGGAGGAGCTCAAGCCCGACGTGCACCTCGAGGTCGCCGGAGCGAAACTCGACCTGCCGAACCTCAACAACGCGGAACTGCCCATCGAACTCGTGCAGGCCATCCTCCTGGTCAAGAGCAGGCCGACGCTCTCCGACGAGGAGACCAGCGCGTGCATGGCCGCGTTCCTCGCATACTTCGAGAACGCGCAGCCGAACTTCTGGACCGCGCTACGTAAGACCAAACGCCCGATGGCCTACCTCATCGCCACGGTGAAGGCGTGGGCCGACGAATCCGGACTGGACCCAAAAGCGTTTACCTCGCCCACCTCTGGAACAACCACCGCGCGGCACTAGCCTACGACTGGATCCGAGCGTACGGGCAGATCTACAGGCCCGTACGCTTCCGGGAATGGGTTGAAGGCCAACGTCCACGAGTCGATTGGGGACTCGCCTGGGCGTTGACCCGCGAAATCCTCAAAGACCATACGAGCCACTCGTGGATGGCGTTGCAGAACGCCGTCTACGCGCCCGACGGAGCCGAACAGGCGGTCTGGACGCTGTCCGGACAACGCAAACGCCCATGGTTCGACCACGAGCACGACCCGCTCCGCCCGCCAACCCCGACGCACAACCTCACCCGCCGTCAACGCGAGGACAGGGAACGGCTCAAAGCCTACTTCCACATCAACGACGACCTCTGACTCCGACCGCCATCGGAATCCCAACCTACGAATAAGGAAACACGATGGCAGCACAGGACATAGGCGTCGCATACGTCCACGTCGAACCATCCGGCAAAGGATTCGGCAAAAGCATCGAAGGCGACATCGGCGACGCCGTCAACAAAGCCTCCAAGAAAAGCTCCAGCACCCTCATCTCGAAGATCGGCGGAGCATTCGGCAAAATCGGCAAGGTCGGCACAGGCGCGATCGCCACCCTCGCCGGCGGCATCACCGCATTGGCCGCCAAAGGCGGCTTCACCCGCGCCCTCAACATCGAGAACGCGCAAGCCAAACTCAAAGGCCTCGGCCACGACAGCGCGAGCGTCACCGAAATCATGAACGACGCGCTCGCATCCGTCAAGGGCACCGCGTTCGGATTGGGCGACGCCGCGACCGTCGCGGCCAGCCTGTCCGCCTCCGGCATCAAGGAAGGCGACCAGCTCACCAAGATCCTCAAGACCGTGGCCGACACCGCGCAGATCAGCGGCAGAAGCCTCACCGACATCGGCATGATCTTCGGTTCCGTCGCCGCCCGAGGCAAACTCCAGGGCGACGACATGCTCCAGCTCATGTCGAGAGGCATCCCAGTCCTCCAAATGCTCGGCAAGCATCTGAACAAGACCAGCGCCGAAGTGTCCGACATGGTCTCGGACGGCAAAATCGACTTCCAAACCTTCGCCGACGCCATGCAGGAAGGCCTAGGCGGCGCCGCACTATCCGCAGGCACCACATTCACCGGCGCCCTGGCCAACGTGAAAGCCGCGTTGAGCCGACTCGGAGAAACAGCCGCCACACCAGTCCTCGACGGCTTACGCGGCCTGTTCAACCAAGCCATCCCACTCATCGACTCGTTCACCGCAGCCGTCACACCAACCCTGCAAAAAGTCGGAGCGGCACTCCAACAAGGTCTCGAGAACGCGATACCCGCCACACAGGCGAAACTCAAAAACCTTGGCGACACGATCTCCAACATCCCCGGCTTCCAGATGCTCGCCTCGGCGACGGCCAGCCTCAAAAGCCAACTCACTGGCCTCTGGAACGCAATCACATCACTCATAGGCGGACTCAACAATGGCGGCGAAGCCGCCACAATGTTCTCCACAACCGCCGGCGCGCTCGCGGGAGTGGTCGCTTCGGTCGCGCAGGCGTTGTCGAACGCGGCGGGATGGGCGAAGACGTTCGTCAACACGTTCATCGAGACGGGCGCGTTGCAGCCGTTCCTTGAAAGCCTGACCGGCGTCATCTCCGGATTGGGCTCGCTGGTTTCCGTATTGGCGGCCGCGGTCTCGCAGGCCTTCGGCTTCAACGACAGCGCGCGCACCGCCAGTTCCGCGGCGCAGAGCTTCGCCGGACTGTTGAACACTTTGACCGGCGTGCTCATGACGGTGGGAGGCTGGCTGCAGTCGGTCGGACAGTGGGCGCAGCAGAACGGCGCACTGGTATCCGGCGCGTTGAAAGCCATCACCATTGCATTGCTCGCGGTCAAAGGCTGGGATATCGTCTCGGCCGGGCTGAAGACAGTTTCCGGCGGACTGAAGGCCATTTCCGCGACCGCCTCCGGCGTGGAGAAGACCGCTACGGCCACGTTCGATTTGATTGGCAAGATCTCCGACGCGGGAAGCGCGGCTGGAGCACTGAAGCAACTCGCCGGCTCGTTCAATATTGTCAAGGCAGCTCAATCGGCGTGGAGCGCGGTGACCAAGGCCGCTACCGCCGTGCAGCTGGCATTCAGCGCTGCCTTGGATGCGAATCCGATCGGCATGCTTGTCGTAGCCATCGGCGCGGTCGTGGCCGCGCTGACATGGTTCTTCACCCAAACCGAAACGGGCAAACGACTCTGGAACAGCTTCGCCACATGGTTCATGGGAATCTGGAACCAGATCAGCACCGCATGCCAGCCAATCCTGCAAGCCATCGCCATATTCATCACCCAGACCATGAGCCAAATCCAACAAATCTGGCAAACCGGATGGACACTCATCACCACCGTCCTCCAAAACGTCTGGAACACGATCGGCCCCATCATCATGACCGCGCTCACCGCGATCATCACCGGCATCCAAACATTCATCACCACCATCACACCACTCCTGCAAGCCGGAATACAGAACATCCAAACCATCTTCCAAACCGCCGTCACAATCATCAGCACGGTCTGGAACGGACTATGGAACACCATATCCACCGTCGTACAAGGCGCATGGACCATCATCGCCACAATCATCAGCACCGCACTCGCCGTCATCCAAGGCATCATCCAACTGGCGCTCGCGGTCGTCAACGGGAACTGGAGCGCCGCGTGGTCGGCCATCCAGGGCATCGTGTCGGCAGTGTGGGGCGGCATCCAAGGCGTCGTCTCCGCCGGCATCGGCATGGTCAGCGGAGTGGTATCCGCCGCATGCTCGACAATCCGAAGCGTGTGGGCCGCGTTGTGGAATGGCGTCGGAAGCATTGTGTCGAGCGTCTGGGGCGGCATCGTCGGCACCGTAAGCAACATGGTTGGCCGTGTCGGGAGCGTCGTGAGCGGGATCGGCGGAACCGTCCGGAGCGCGGTGTCCGGCGCGGGAAGCTGGCTGGTGGATGCTGGCCGCAACATCATCCAGGGATTGATCAACGGCATCACAGGAATGGTCGGCTCGTTGTATTCCAGCATCACCAACGCGTTGTCGGGCTTGGTGGACAAGGCCAAGAACGCTTTGGGCATCCACTCGCCGTCGCGTGTGTTCCGCGACGAGGTCGGCGTGATGGTCGGACGTGGCATGGCATTGGGCATCGACGATTCCGCGCATGTGGTCAGCCGTTCCATGGATTCGCTCGTCTCCACGATGAGCCTCTCCGACGCGGACTGGTCGAAGACCGGCAGGCTGAACGTCACGGCCGGCACCGGCGCCAATGCCGGCGACGGCGATCTGCGGGAACTCATCGCGGCCGTCGAATCGCTGCACGACGACCTCGGATCGATCATCGCCCGATACACGCCGACGATAGGGGACCGCGACTTCGCAAGGAAGGTGAGAAGTGCAATCGCTTGAATACGTGTGCGCCGCCACAGGTGAGCGCATCGGCTTCGAGGGGCCGCTGTACGGCGAGACGCTCACGGGACTGCGAGCCCGCGTCTGGGACTACAGCCTCGCCTCACGTGGCATGACGGGCATCACCCGCAAGGCACGCGAGGCGACAGTCACCGTGAAGATCCACGATTCTCCGGCCACGCTCGACCTACTGCGCCGCCTCGCGGACGCCGACATGGCATCCGGGAACCCGGGCACGCTCGTGGCCGACGGCGAATGGGAAGCCAAAGCGTGGATCACGAAAAGCGAACCGCAATCCATCACGCCCACGATGGTCGAGACGCAGTTGACCATCGTGCTGGCCGATGGCGTGTGGCGCCGTCCGACCATGACGCATTTCACGCCGCGATACGATTCCGGAACCGCCGACCTTGACTATCCATATGATTATCCGCATGATTTCGCCGGCATGGCATTGGGTGCCGAGATCGTCAATGACACGTCCATCCCGCAGCCGGTCAAGCTCACGATATTCGGACCATGCGCGCAACCGTACGTCATCATCGGAAACAACCGGTACGAGGTCGACGTGACCGTGCCATCCGGCTCGCGTCTGGAAATCGACGGCACCGGCGATGTCAGGACCGTCACCATGGTCAGCGGCACAGGTCTCGTCACAAACTGCTTCGCGCAGGCCGTGCGAGGGTCGGGCAAGGATTCCGGCCGGTACGTGTTCCAACCGCTCGCGCCCGGAACACAGCCGATCAGCTGGCCGGGAGGATTCCAATTCGACTTGACGGTCTGCGAGGAAAGGAGCGAACCGCCATGGACCTGATCGTCACCGACGCCACAGGCAAACCCGTGGCGAGCCACGCCTCATACACGCTCGACCTCGCGTTCGGTAGCGGGGAGAACGACTTCGACCTGCAGGTCGAAGACGCCGCGCTCAAGGCGGGGAGCCGCATCATGATCGACGGCACCGAGTACGGCGGCATCATCGACGACACGGATGTCGACGTGGACGGAGGCCTGTCCACCGTCACATGGCATGGCCGCGACTGGCATGGAGTGCTCGCCTCGAAGATCATCGAACCGGACAGGAACAACGATTACCTTACCCTGTCCGGCACGATTCCCGTCATCATGCGCACGCTCGTCAGCCGTGC